ACATATGCTTTATGGTCTGTAGGTATATCTTTTTCTTTTTTCCATTTAAATGTTACTGGTCTTAAATCATTTATAAAAGAAAGACCTGCTGTAGATGTTGTAATTTCTTCTTTGTATCTTTCATCAGATGGTGCTGATATAGATGTTGCTCCAAAAGCTATGTTAGAATCTGTACCACCATTACCAAAGGTAAAGTTATTTGCACCTTGCCCTGTTACATTATAACCTATTACCATTTCATGGTCTACTGACGTAGAAGACGTATCATTAAAATGTCCTATTATTACGTTGTAACTTCCATTGGAATCATTGACATGAGTACCTGCAAGTTGACCCATCATAATATTATTATTACCAGTAGTGATAGCATCTCCAGCTCTGTCTCCTACTAAAATATTTGCTCCTCCACCTGTCAAAGCACCACCAGTACCAGAGCCTATACAAATGTTATCATCACCAGTTGTTGCCGCACCTGCTTCAGCTCCACCTGATACCCTTCCAATAAAAACATTGTCATTTGCAGATGTCATTTCTTCACCTGCTCTATTTCCAATTACAACATTATTTCCACCAGTAGTTAAATCTTGTGCAGCACTTGCACCAACTATAGTGTTACTAGTTCCTGTTGTTACATATCCACCTGCATCATATCCAATCGCTACATTGTTACTATCTGTAGAAGAAGTAAAATTTTGTGATGCTAATGCACCTACACCAATAGCAACAGATTTATGTCCTAGAGTATCAGTTGTTAATGCATTTCTACCAACTGCAACATTGTAATCAGCATGAGTTAAAGAATCTCCTGCTTGTGTACCAATTAAAGTATTCTGAATACCTTCTGTAAGTTCCTCTCCTGCACGATAACCTACAGCAACATTCTCTCCATCAGCACCTGCATTTAACATTTCTAGTGCTTCATATCCTATCGCTGTATTTCTTCCATGAGCATCTTCTGTTTTAAGTGCAGCATATCCAACTGCCACATTGTCATCTCCAGTAGTGAGTGCAGTACCTGCTTCATCTCCAACTACCACATTGTAATTACCACCACTTGCTATGGCATCTCCTGCATTTTCACCTATCCTTACGTTAGATGTTCCACTTGTAGATGTGATTATTTCACCACTAAATGTAGAGTTGCCTGTGACTGCAAGAGTGCCACCTACTCCTACGTTACCACCAAATGAACCACCATCACTAGCACTTACTGTGTCAGCTACGGAGAACACATCATAGACTACAATCTGTAGTGTATCACTTACAGTAGCACCTGTATCTAGCACGACAGTTGTACCTGTAGTTGCAGTGTAGTCAGATGGTATAAGTAAGATACCATTTTGATATACGTCTATGTATGCACTGTCTGTGTATGCAAGTGTCTGACTATTGTTGTCACTACCACTGAAGCTCGTTTGCCCTGCTGTGGCAGTGTAGTCAAAAACTCGTCTTACTCCGTTAGATGGAGATGTTCCTATGTATGGCATTTTTACTCCTTTGGGTGCTTATCTTTAACAGCTTTAATAGTCTTCTTCCAACCATCAATGCCATTATGGTATAAGTCATCTAATTGGTCTACTATAGATGGATATGCTTCTGCTCTATCTCTCTGATACTTGTTATTGTTGTATGAGGTTTCTAGTTCTGCCATTTTTGTCTTTATGTCTGCTTTTGATATTTCAGATGTTCCATTGTGCCATTCTATTTGACAGTCATCTATATCATATCCTCTTACAACTACTTCAGCAGATGTATTTATAGCTTTTATTGCATCAGTTATTTGTATTGTCATGATTGAATTTCCTGAAGTATAATTGTACTTTTATTAGTGGTTGAACTGTTAGTTTGAAAATTTAAGGTATGACTATTAGCTGTATTTCTAACAGCACCTTGAGTTTTGTAAGTAACAGCAGATGTTGTACTTGGACTATCAAGCATCATAAAGTTATTCCAATAAGAAAGGTACATGGCTTGGGTTGTACCTAAAGCAAAATAAGTATGTAATCCACCAGTTGAATCTGAGTACCCTTGATTTATCATAGTGCTATCTCTCATTAGTCTTATTCCTGCTTGCAAATCTCCACCACCACTTCTAAAATTGTAAACTGCTTGATTTATAAATATCGCTATTTTGTTGCTAGAAGATGTTGGGGTTATAGAAGCTGTCAATCCACTATCAGTAAATGTAGTGGATGTAATAGATACTTGTGTAGTTGTATCTGCTGTTACTGTTTGAATTACACTTCCTGATGACATATTAGCATCAGAAAACTGATTAGTTACAGTTCCTATACCTGCTCCTATTACTTTTGTCAATGCCATTATTTACTCTCCAATGCTGCCACTTTGGCTTCAAGTGTCTCTATTCTTATCATAGCTTCTTGCAATGCTTTAACTGCTTTCATGTATAAGATACTATATTTAACAGTTTTGCGAGTTTCTTCATCAGGATTATTTTTTACATCAAAATATTCACCATCTTCAACAAGACCACTCATGTTAGATGCTTCTAGTTCTTGTGCAATAACTCCAATTTCTTTTTGTTCTTCGCCAATACGATTATAACGTCTTATTTTTAATGCTTTAATATCATCCCACTGCGAATTAGCATCAACAATATTTTCTTTTAATCTTTCATCAGACAAAGACCCATATTGATTACCTGCATTAACAACATTACCACTATCTCTAATTGCAAATTTTTGTGCAACACCATGAATATCTGCTCTCATGTGATTATAAGTTGAGTTTGTAGTATTTGTATTACTTCCAACTAAGAGAATATTGCCAGTAAAACTAGAACTATTCGCTCGTAAATCTGTTACTCCCTGACTACCAGTGTTATCTGATCTTACTTGTAATTTAAAATTTGGTTCAGTCGAATTTATTCCTACATTTCCGTCTCTGTAGACTCTCATTGCTTCTGTAAGTGAACCACTACTTTTTCTTGTTGAAAATATTAAATCTCCTACATCAGTTCCATCTCCTCGTTGTGCTTGTATTCTAGCATTTTCATTAGTACCATCATAAAAAGCTACTAAACCAAGTATTTGATTATTACTATTAGTGCCATTATTTGCTAATTGAATTGTTGAATAATCTTGAGAACCACTGCCTTGCAAAACTAAACTTGTAATACCATCTCCAAAATCATTTAACTCTGTAGTTCTGCCTACAAGAATATTGCCATCATCATTTATTCTTAATCTCTCACTACCAGCAGTTTCAAATGAAACTGTATTAGCAGCAGGAAATCTTATCGTAGTGTCCGTATCTCCACTATGTATTATTTTATCAGGAATAGTAACATCATCACTAAACGTACCAGTTGTTGCTTGTAAGGCATTATTACTTGGATGACTTACTGTACCCACTGTCCTAAACAAATAGTACACAAAGATGTTATTACCTGAGTTACTTGATGGTGCAGCAGTAAATGTAAGTGTAGTTCCGTTGCTTACTGCGTACGCTACAGATGGCTCTTGTATAACACCATCTACAGATACAAGTATATCCTCATCAGACCCTACTGCATGGTCTAATGTAAATGCAGTTGTAGAACCATCGCCTGAAAACTGCTTGGCTGCTTTGGGTGCTACAAATCTATCTGGAGCAGGAGGTCCTATGTATGGCATCTTATGTTATCTCCATTATGCTTAGTGTTCCTGATATCTTAT